ATGGTAGCCAATAAGCTCACTGACACCAAGATCAAAGCAATCAAGAAGCCTGGCATCTACGGAGACGGAGATGGCCTTTTCATTCGTATGCATGCTGGCGGATCAAAATCTTGGTTTTTTATCTACACCAGGGACGGCAAAAAACGCGAGCTAGGATTGGGCAGTCTCGCCGGCACTGCGCCTGTGTCGCTTGCGAACGCTAGGCGGAAAGCGGAAGAACTCCGCGCGATGCTGGCCGAGGGACGAGACCCCCATGCGGAACGAGTCGCCTCGAAGGCAGCTTCAGAGCATACCTTTCAAAAAGTCTCGGAAAAATTTATTGCAGAGCGCTCTGACTGGACGCCTCATACAGAGAGGGAGTGGAAGCGCCATTTGCTGAAACACGCCTCTGCGCTCGCGGAAAAGGCGGTGGCCGATATCACTACCGAGACAGTGGAAGAGACCCTTAGACCACTATGGGAAAAGAAGCCTGCAACCGGTCAGCGGGTGAGGGCAAAGATCGAATCGGTGCTTGACTACGCTTCGGTCAAAAAGCTGCGGACCGGCGATAATCCGGCGCGGTGGGCTGGACACCTTGAGCACCTGCTAACGAAGGCAGGCCGCGTCACGGGCGCCAACCACAAGGCTATGCCATACGCTGACGTGCCTGGCTTTCTGTCGACGCTGGGGAACAGCACTATCGAACGGCTCATGCGCTTCATTGTCCTCACGGCAGTTCGCAGCGGCGAGGGACGCCTTACCTTCTCAGCATACTCGTCAACGGGTCCTGTCGGATACTTCGGGTCAAAATGGCCTGGCAGCAAGCTGACCGGCTTCTTATTCCTGGCTGCCCGCTTCTTCGGAACAGAAACCTTACTCGTCGAAGAATTCGTCGGCCGGGTCTTTGCTTTCACCATCCGGTTTCGCTCCAGCCTTGCTGGCATCAGCCGGCGTCGCACCCATCTGGCCTAAGCACTGACGAAGCAGGTTCATCGCCTGCACGCCGCAATCCTGACCGGCGATCATGCGTCCCAAAATGTTGCTTGCCGTGGCCACCAGAATTCGGTGACTGCTATTCAACCAAGGGATATCCTTGCGTAGCGTCTGCCACGCCTCCCTCGCCTTGTTCGTGTCGGTGTCCATGATCCACTCTGGCGGGTCGCCAAGATCATCTGTCACTACCGGCTCGTGGCGTTCCTCGAATTTCTTGCGGCGCACGGTGGCCTGCCCGGTCACCTCGGCCTTCGCCTTAGGCGTCCTCGGCCTTGCCATCACAACTCCGCTCGACCGCAAGGGTCATATTTTGAATTGGAAAAATGTGTACGAATGGGGTGCGCCGCTACATGGTTAGCACCCTACCGGACTTTTGACCCACCCCTCCGGCCAACCTTCCATGATACCACACTCGGCACCGTCATGTCAATAACAATCTTCAGTAAAATCATTGATTTATCGATTTATTTTCATGTCATTTGTGAACTAAATAGGCCATCCATCGGCGCCGTAACGCACCACCACCTTGCCGTGGTCCTCTAACTGGCCTCGACTTGAGTGACATGGCTTGCATGTGCTGATGAATGGGCCGCTCCAAAACAGGTCAAGATCGCCTTTGTGGGCGATCTTGTGGTGGACCTCGTTGGCCGCTGTTACATCTTCTCGCTCAAGGCACCAATCGCACAATGGCTGCATTGATAGTTGCGCCTCACGAATGCGACGCCATCGCGCGGTCTTGTAGAGGTGCAGCCACGACTTGCTATCTGTATATGCGGTCATGCTACCATTGCGAATAAGCTAGGCTGCGCCGGCGGCGTATTGCTCTTCACTGCATTGCACTTGCGACAGGCGCACTGCGTGTTCATGTAGCTATGCGCTCCGCCAAGGCTAAGCGGCATGACATGGTCCAGTTCCGGGGCATTGTCCTCATACGTTCCGCGTAGTTTGCGAGGAGTACGAACGCCGCATATCTGACACTTCCATTTATCGCGCTCAAATACCTTGATGGGGTTGACGTTCTCAACCATCGCGCCACGCAGTCGAGCGCGTTCTTTCTTTCGATTGAGCCGACCAGAGTTGCGCCTGGCACATCTCTTTGAACAGTATGAGCGTCGCATATCACCATACTCAGGTGAGAATTGCTCTCCGCACTCCGCACAGGGGCGCGAAGATCTATCAATATTGTCGTTGACCTCGATATACTTTTGCTTCTTACAGGACGCTGAGCAATAGCTCGCTCCGAGCCTAACGCGCGCGCCGCAGACAGCGCACTTCGCCATTGAAACAGTAAACGACACCAGAAATCTTTGTGCTTCCAATAAAAGCGCCGGATCGATGACCGGATCCCGCCATACATTTGCTCCTGCGGCGTAACCGCATTCTCGGGAGCAAAACCTTGCTGCATTCTTCTTGTCAGCCTTCCTACTGAAGGCTAACCCACAATGCTCACCTGTACGCTTCGGAGCCAACTCTTTGCGCCTCGCCAACTCCTTTGCAAGGTCGCGTCCCGATCTGTCGCGATTCGATCTGTCGCTCGATGGCCTACATTCGTCGCCGCAGTACTTCCGCGATTTGTGGCCAGATACCGGAGCGCCACAGGTCAGGCACTTCCTAAAATTGTCTTTGGCGGCAACTGGGCCGCCGAAAAGCGCATCTATCAAGGTCTCGACTCTTCGTCGACCTCATGTGAAAGCGGGTGAGCCGAAGCCCACCCGCTTAGATCAGCGCAAGAGGTCGAGAATTGCGCCGATATGTGAATTTGGTTGCGCAGGTCCGATTCGAACGGACGATTTCCAGCTTATGAGGCTGGCGAGATACCGGGCTTCTCTACCGCGCCGTATTCCTCACAGCGCCTTGGCCAGCGCCTTCACCTGTTCCCAGGCATGGACGTCGATACCGAGTTTGTCATAGACAGCCTTGATCTTGGCAGCTGCGTCTTCGAATGCATCGACGATAGCGGGCTCGACAACCTGCTCGACCGCAGGCACAACGGCCTCAATGGCCTCAATGGCCTCAATGGCCTCAATGGCCTCAATGGCCTCAATGGCCGTCTCGACGGCCTGAACAACTTCGGTCATTTCGGATTTTCCTTTGGTGAACTGGCTCTTGAGCCAGGCGATAACGTTCATGGTGGATTCCTTGAGGATAAAGCAAAAGCGGCTGGGAGACGGTTAAGCCTCAACCAGCCGCACGATTGCCCAACGCTGCGGAGGAGGCGCGCGAGGGGCAATGGGGAATTCTGGAAACCGGGCTTTTGCGCAACGTCGCGCTGATAGATCAACCGGCTAGACTTAGCCGCGAGGGCCAGAGAAACATGGGCGAAATATAGTTAGCCGGCAGCGGCAGTAGACTTAGCAATACTGCATTAACGGGCACACAGCAGCGCAAGGCTTCGAATCGTTGTAATACTGTCTCCTTATTGGAGAGCAACGAGAAAGAAAATGGCACCTACCGTTAAAGAACTCAAAGATGAGATTGGATTACTAACTTTGAAAAGCGAAGCAGCTGACCAATCAGCCGCTCAAACGCTCAGGTTTTTTGAGGAGTCAGTCAAGCTGACTGAGAAATTCTGGGCGCAATTTCGATGGCTATCCGGCGCATTTATCACCGTCGCAATTGGCGCAATCGGTATTCAGGTATTCCAAAGTTACACCCGGCTCACTGACGCTGTGGCATCAACAAAACAACAGGTTAGCGACACCTTAACTGCTGCAAATGAGCGGATTTCCGCGGCGGAGAAGCGTGCCGATGATAGCGTTTCGGAAGCCATCGCAAAATTGTCGAAAGTGAAAATCGATGACGTTCAGATTGCGAATCCGCTGGACAACACTGATGTCTTATTTGGCTACGCTGATTTCGCTGTCCAAACCCTAAATGGTCGTAATTACGGAGTAGCAATGACCATTACCTTTAACTTCAATATTGGCTTTACCGGGACGGGCGTTTCCAAAATAAACGGTATTCATGCTGTCGGAAGCCCAGCTCTATTGAATACTATATTCGGTGACCGAGATACCGCCCAAAGACAAATACTTGCTGCTGGACACCTATTCACGACAGACAATTCCGAAGTTGTACCAAACAACTTTTATATGTTTAATGTAGATGTCAATCGAAACTATGAAAACTGCAGCGAATACAATGCTGCGCTATCCAAGCTAGCTGAGCAAGAGACGATCGGGACGATTGATGCTTACCCCGTCTTTCAAGACGCACCCAATGTTTCGAAACCGAGGTCGTTCAAAGCCAAGGTCGTAAGGCAGAGCGGGCATAGTTGCGAAGATGTATGGCAGCGTATCAGCGTTGATAGGCCATCCGATATAAAGTAGAGGCTGACCCGTCGATGCTCGCGAGTTAACAACGTCCGCGTCACTACAGCGCCTCAAACAAGAACGGTCGCACGAATGCGACCGTTAGGAATTGAGCCCTTCATCTAAATAGGCTGACGGCACGCGCTCAACCGGACATCATGCGGCGATTTTCCTCTCATCGTCGGCACTTTCTTTAAAATCGCCTCGCGATGTCTCATCGATTTCGATCAGTGCATCCAGTGCGGCATCAATCAACGCTGGTCCTCGCTTCTCGGCATAGGCTTGGCCCAGTCCCGTGGCCTTCCCGATATCGCTCGCGGAAGCGTCGGTGATTGCCATATCCAGCACCTTGACGTGCTTCCCAAGCAGCCCACGCAAATGCTCGACATAATCCAGCGTCTCGACATGCCTTGCGACCACTGGCTCTCGGCCGGCCGGCTTGGATGCGGTTGGCTTCGGTTGCTTGACACCTCCGAACCAGTCCGATCCAGGAGCAAGCGCATCGGCACATCGGGTCGCTGAGAACAGCAGATCCTCGAAAGCGACACTTCCGTCGATGCCAAGCTGAGAGAGTAGCTGTCGAGCCTCTCTGACGCCGTAACGGCCGTGTTTGTCCTTCGTGTTGGGCGCTTCGCGCGGCAAGGGATTGTAGCAATCGCCGATCGCTTGCTCGCGGGAGAAGGGTTTGCAATACGGCTGCGCTTTTAGCGGAGAAACCGCGCCGGTGAGCTTGAGGTAGCTCCAGATTTTGTTGTCGCTTCTATCTGGCTCACTAACACCTTTTGGATCACCTGTCCGCTCTACGGGGCGCAGCGCGACTCCCTTCTTCGTCGCGCCCCACTGCACCAGTTCTCCATTGCGGAAAATCAGGTCACCAAGTTTGGCCTCCACGAGATCTTTTCGGATCGTGCGGAACACAGGTATTGCATCCGGCGCCTTCATGTAGACGTTCATCATCTTGCCGGTGAATGCCCAACGCTCGCGGTCGATGACTTTCCACCCGACTGCCTCAAGGAGGCTACCCTCAGATGGATTGATCCTGATCTTGGCGTCTAGATTTGCTTCCTCATCACCTGTCTCGTCGTCAGCAATGACGATCTCGTGCGGAAAATTCAGATCGCGCCAGCGTATGAGTGCGAACAGCCTCTTGCCGTCCTGGCGATGCGCCAGCCGCTCGAACGCCGGCCATGCCAACAACGAACGAGCCGGCTTGTTGTCGTTGGCCGCCTTGCGGATCCTGGCGACGCCTGCCGACGCCTTGGGTGTCTCGAGATGTGCTTCGGCTGGAGCGGCTAACGGTGGCCAGTTCGAAGGCCGGCCATTCCACCCGCATATTTCGCAGCAATTCAAGATAGGATCGCTGTTCGGCTGGAAGCGCGTCGAATCGGACGGTGCCGTTCTGCGGCGTTTCCGCCGCGCCTATATCGAGGAAGGCAAAGGCAACGGCAAGTGGCGGCAGCTGAGATACCTCTTGGCGAGCAGGCGAAGGCAGGTGCTGCGGCGCCGCCCGCGGCCACGCCGGCCAACGACAACAAAAACGATGGGGCAAACGCCGCATGATCAAGATGGAAAAACGCGGCGGCACACTCGGTGTCGAGACGCGTGCAGAAGCAGATGCACGGACACTGGTTGGCTATGCCGCTGTGTTCAATAGCGACGCTGACATTGGCGGCTATTGGGTCGAGCGCATCATGCCTGGCGCCTTCACTGCATCGCTAAAGACGGCGGATGTCCGTGCATTGATCAATCACGACACGGGCCGAGTCATCGGTCGCGTGCAGGCAGGGACGTTACGCCTCGCCGAGGACGACAAGGGCCTGCGCGTTGAGATCGACGTGCCGAACACTACAGATGGCAACGACCTCTGGGAACTTGTCTCTCGTGGCGACATCAGCGGGATGTCATTTGGCTTCTGCGTAACCAACCAGTAGTGGGATGAAAGCGTGTCGCCAGCAGTTCGCACGATCATGGCGCTAGACCTCTATGAGGTGTCCGCTGTTGCGTTCCCGGCCTACGATGACACAACGATCGGCAAGCGCTCCTTGGAGGAGTGGCGCTCGGCGCACCCGCCAGAGCAGCCAACCGCGGATCAATCCCACGAACAAACAATTCCCGATCCGGCGGCAGCGCCGGTGAGCAAGGCCGCCCACCGAGCGCGCCTGAAGATGGACTTTGATCTGAAGGTCCGCACCACACGGTAACGGCGCTGCCGAACCGCACCACCAAAACCACCACAGGCCCGCTTTCGCGGGTTTTTATTTGGGAAGAACACATGAAAATCTCTGAAATGCGCGAGAAGCAGCAGCGCCTCGTAGCCGAAGCACGTGCGCTCCGTGACGAAATCAAGGACGATACCGCAGAGGCGCGTGTTGCCGAAATCGACGCCGCTCATGACAAGGCTACTGGTCAACGGCACGTCAGACAGTGTCGATTTCACCGTCTCCGGTGTCGATCCTGCCACCGGCGGCAAGATGCTCGACAGCATCCCGGCAGTCCGCGGCGCTGCCGTTCAGATGGGCCTCACCACGCTCGACGACTACTTTCAGCCGATGAGCAACATCATTCCGATCTGGCAAGGCACGGCGTCACATGTCGGCGAGGCCAGTGAAGCGGCGCAAGGCGAGGATTCACCGACGCTGACGCTGAGCCTGTCCGTCTTGACGGGCGAGGCGACGCGGTCGCGGCCGTCACGCACCTTGTGGTCTGACGCGATGCAGAAAGCGCTGTCACCGACAGATGACTTCTGCGCGCAGGTCCAGCGCCTGGCGCGCGGCGTGCAGCCGGTCTGGCCCAAATACAGCAACTGATTTTTGCCGCAAGGCGACGAGGCTCCATGACATTGCGAGAGTTTTTGGCTCTGCCGCATCGTTTTCGATGGGGCGGGGTAGGCGGCGACGACTGCACGACCTTTTGCGCTTCGTGGATTGAGGAATTCACTGGCATTGACCCTATCGCCAGACTCCGCGGCACGTACTCGACAGGTGACGGTGCCGCGAGGCTCATTGCCGAGGCTGGAGGCCTTATCGCGCTCGCCGCAGGGCGCATCGAGCCGCTCGGATGGCGCCTAACCGATTCACCTGCCGACGGCGATGTCGGTGTGATCCTCGCTCCGTCTGGGCTCGATCAAGACGTCAAACAAATCGCCGCCGTCCGTTTCGGCCCACTGTGGGCGACACTCGGGCCGCGCGGTGTCGTCGCGAAGAAGGCCGACTTTGTCGCCGCCTGGAGGCTTTCGATTTGAGGAACGATCGCTTCTATGAGCAGGCATACGCCCTGCCGTTTCAGCGCGCGCTGTGGGAAGCGACGTTACGCAACACCACGCAGCACTACCCAATCGCGCGGCGCGACCCGATCTTTACGCCGCTTTTCACGTCATTTTTCACCTCACTGGGTTTTGGCGCGACGGCAGCTGGTATCGCAGGCAGCTTGACGACTGCGATTGTCACAACGGCAATCACGGTTGGCATACAGATGCTCAACCAGCCCAAGCCGCCGAAGCCAGAAGACGGCAAGGCCCCAAAGACACAGGCGTTCCATTCCGCATTTGGGGCGTTGGGCGCACGAGGCTCGCCGGATCCTACATGCTCTGGGAGTCAACCGGGAACAAGCTTTATGCCGTCCAGGCCATAGCCGGCCACCGCATCAAGGCGGTCAATCGCTACTGGCTGCACGATGACGAAGTTACGATCGATGGGTCGGGCGTTACAACAAACGATGACGACGGCCGCTACGGCAACAACGTTACGATCCTGTCTCGCCTCGGCGCCGCGACGGAGACGCCATATGCGCAGCTCGTAGCAGATCTCGGCGGGGAGGGCATATGGACCAACAATCACCGCGGCGACGGCCAAGCCTCGCTGGCGATGATCGCTAAATCGGTTGCTCAGAAGAACCAGCAGACGCGCTTTCCATATGGCGTGCCGTCGCTCTCTGTCGAAGCCGACCTGACTTACTGCTGGGATTATCGAGATCCCGCGCAAAGCCCCACAAACCCGGCGACATGGACATGGACCCGCAATAGCGCGCTCGTTCTCTGCTGGCACGAGTGCTTCAATGAATTCGGTGAGCGGCGCGACTATCGCAAGGCCATTTTACCCGTTCTCGATATGTGGGTCGAAGAGGCAAACATCTGCGATGAGGATGTGCCTCTCGCGGGCGGCGGCACTGAGAAGCGTTACGAGTGCAACGGCTGGGACACTACGGAAAATAGCCCGAAGGTCGGCACGAACGCCATTCTTGCCAGCTGCGACGGCTGGATGTGCGAGCGCGGCGACGGGGCGCTTCTGCTCACGGTCGGCAAGTTCCGTGAGACGCGCGTCGCGACGCTCACCGACGCCGACATCATCGGCCGGCAGATTCAGTATGACGTGCTTTTTGAGGATGAGTGCAACCGCCTTATTCCGAAGTTCACGTATCCGGCGACAGCCTTCTCGACCTGCGACACCGATTATTTCGAGGACACGGCTGCCCAACTTGCGGCGGGTCGCGTCCTCGCGCAGGACGGCGATTACGGCTGGGTGCATCAATGGCGGCAGGCCCGCCGGCTCGGAAAGCGCGACTGGCTGCGTATTCAGCAGAAGGTCAAAGGGTCGATCGACGTTCGCCTTTCGGGCATCAATGCGATTTATAGCCGCTGGATCCGCCTGAGCACGCCGAACCAGTTGCCACGCCTGAACGGCAAGCTTATCGAAAATCGCCGCGCGGTACTCGCCCTCACCAAGGGCGGCTTCAGCATGGAAATTGCCTTGCATCCCGACAATATCGACGACTGGAACCCGGCCGTCGATGAAGGCATGCAGCCTCCCGTTCCGGAAGCACCGAATGCCGACGGGATAGTGACGCCTGTTATCAACCTCGTGCAGGCGCAGGCGGGCAACGGCACGGTCTATATCCGCGTCATCATCATTGACCCGGCAGACGACAGCCTGACGCCAGTCGTGCGCTATCGCGTGCAGGACATCGGCAGCGGTGTCGTCGGCGCATGGGTGGAACAACAGTTCCCTGATGCGCCGCCGTCCGGTGGCTTTATCAATCTGAACACGAATCCGGTGCCGACCGATCAGGTTCTTGATGTTGAGGCTGCCTTCATTGGGTCTAACGATTCCTATTCGGACTGGTCACCGATCACGAGCGTGACGTCGACGTCGGATCCAACGCCGCCTGGCGTGGTTACTGCCGTCTCGGTTGCCGGCGGCTCTGGCCAGGCGACCTTCAATTGGACAGCCCCGAACAGCCAGAACTATGCCGGCGCTCGGCTCTATTGGAACACAGTCAATAATTTTGCCACGGCAACAGCCGTGAGCCCACCGGAATACGGTGCGCCAGGCGCGGCAGATGCGCGTCTCGTGACAGGCATATCAGCCGGAACGCGATATGGCTGGGTCGTGGCAATCAACCGCTCTGGAATAGCGGCGACCGAAGTCGCCACAGGCGCATTCACGGTCAGCTGATCACTCGAAAATCTTGTTTTCCTCTGGCCGTACGCCGGAGCGTTTTTGCATGGAGAAATGAATGGCGAAGAGCCCTCTTGAAATCTGGCAGGACGGCCCGGCTGCACAGCCATATCAGCCGCCTAAGCAGGATATCCGCGATTGGGCGCTGTGGGTGGAAGGCCTGCTCGATCCTGATGCCACAGGCACTGGTGTCGATTTCGCCACGGATCTGACCGCGCTTGATAATTCGCTGAACGGCCACCTCGGCAATCACAACAACCCGCATCAGGTCACCAAGGCACAGATCGGGCTTGGAAACGTCGACAATACGGCGGATATCGACAAGCCAGTATCGACGGCGCAGTCGCTTGCGATAGGCGTTGAGCACGATCTCTTGGCCTGCCGCCCTGGTGATATGCCTCATCACTTCGTCGATGTGCTTGACGGCGGCGATCCTTCGATCCTGCAGAAGCTAGCGCTTGGCCAGGAGGCTTCAGGAGATGCTGGTTTCGTGCGCCGGATTGCGGGTGCGGGCATCATTGCCAGGCGCACGCTCTTTGCTATCGAGCCAGGCAAGGTTTATTCTGCTACTTTCGTGGTGCAGCGTCGAACGAACACGACAGACCCGTCTAACGACGCCGCGCGTTGCGCGCTGGCTTGGTACAATCAGGCAACTGCGCCGGCCGCCACTGCTCAAACTGTCATTCAGGATCTTTTGACACTGACGGTCGGGTCTGGCCGAACCCTGGTTACCGCAACAATCGCGCGTGCGACCGGCGAGGGGATCTCCGTCATAGCGCCCGCTGATGCCCGCTATGTTCGCCCGTTCATTCAACTCTATGGCACGACTTCCGTGACCGACGTTGAGCTGATAGATTGGGGAGACGTCACGCATGCGAACGGCTATTCGCCGAATCTTGATGCATTGACTGGACGCGTCGGCGCCCTGGAATCGATTGATGCAGGTAATCGCATTACGGCGCTCGAGGCGGAAGTCTCGGCGCCCAATACCATACGACTTGCTATGGTTGCGGATCTGGCTGCCATGACGGTTCCAACAACCGTGGATACTGTAGAGATGCAGGGTTACCATCGTGCCGGCGATGGCGGCGCGATGATGTTGCTTCGGCTTTCTGCTCTCGACGCAATCCAGCCAGGCGAGCAGACTTCAAACGGCGGAACGGTGCGTTGGGGTATCGCAACTGGGCAGGAAATCCGGCCGGAAATGTTCGGCGCGCTTGCGGATTATACGGTCGGCGGAAGCGGGACAGATAGCACGGCAGCTTTTCAGAAGGCTGTCGATTACTGCGATGCCGTAGGAATTGGAGAATTGCGCCTTCGGCCAAGCCAGGGTGCCGCCTTCCTGATCACCGCGACCGTCACGGCGGCAGCTCTTATGCTCGTGGGCACGTTCGGCGCGAAGGTCGTATTCAAGGATATGAACGGCCTGGTTGGCTTTGATAACACCGGGGCGACCAGCGTCGGAAAGACCATCGGCGCGAGGAATGTTGAATTTATTGTCGAGGGCGCGAACATCGCCTCCGCCGTCAAGGAACCGAAGCAAGACGATCAATACCTGACCTACTACACGGCCTATCGTTTCGAAGGCAACTACTGCCATGGTGCCAACAGAGACGCAGCGAAATATTCTTTCGCTTGGGATTAAGGTGCGAGTGCCTGGCTTCAGATCGGCGATTGCGTGGGCTGCAATGTCATCGGCAACAAAATCCAAGGTGCTTTCGATATTCAGGCAGATCCCGCGGGGCAGTGAACGATCGAGCGCTCTTCCTCGATGCGGCCGGCGCCGTGATGTCCGCGCGTGTTTCCCACAACGAGATTGGCCCGATTTGGCGCGGCGTTGAAATTGGCGATCGCGCGTTCATGTCCATGCATGATTGCGACTTGATCGGCACATATGATGGTATCGTATGGGCTGGCACGACGATGTTCAATGAGCCCAAGGTCCGCAACAACAACATCAACGCGCAGCGCTGGGGGATCGCAGTTGATGGCCCTGACAGTCTAGAATTTACCGACAATACGATTCGGCGACACTCCGCTGGCTGGAAAGGCGCGACCAACGATTGGTTCGGAATGAAGATTGCCAACGTGGCCGATCTGAAGCTTTCGAACAACACGGTCCAACCAGACGAAAGCGGCGGCGCGTTCAGCGGCACGATGACGGCATATAGCCTCACCGCCTGTTCGCTTGCCCTCGCGACTGACAATTTTGTTGGGGTTGGCAACGATGTCGGCTTCCTGCTCGACAATTGCACCGGGCTCATCGTCGATGGCACACTCAGTGCTCAAAGCAATGCGGGTAACGTTTTGTTCAGCTTGGTAAACAATACCCGGCTGACCACGATCGCAGCCTACGAACTGGTTTCGACTTTCGCAGGAACCGTTCTGACAAAGGATGCTTCGATTATCGGCACAATCCAGATGCTTAACAAGCAGTTCGATCTGGAAAGCACGGGAAACGTCAACCTCGACATGACACGTGTAAACGCGGCTGCCGACGAGAAAAAATGGCGGACCGTCGTCGGTTCTAATTCCCGCAATCTCCAGGTGCTTACCGACGCTGGCGCCGGGACGAATTATGAGTTGATCACTCGATCCGGTGCGAGCGTAACGCAGATGGAGTGGCGAGCCACGTTGTTCAAGCTGACGGGTTTCCTCAGCGTCGGAACGCTGGCGAACCTTCCCAATTTCACCGATGACACAGCAGCCGCCGCCGGTGGGGTCGTAGTCGGGCAATTCTACAGGACAGGATCGGCCCTAAAGGTAAGAATCGTGTAGGGTTTATTAGTACAATCCGCTCCAGAACGGATCCTCTTCTTCCCCAAGGATCGGCGCACGCTCTGGCGAGAACTTTTCCTGGGTAAGTTGCATGTAGCCGGATACCATGCATGCAACTATACCTACCGCGCACATGATCAAAGATGCGGGAGTTGAGAGCCCTACACAATAGGCAGGTATCCCCACGGCCAGGGATGACAAGCCTGTGGCTAAAATGAAGCGCTTTCTCTTCCAACGCTTCAGGAACGCAATGACTTCCGGCATAGAAAGTTCGGTGTGGTGTCTTCTCATTCTGGACGATGCCTATTCCGTAATTTGGTATTCGTTACGACCGATAAACAAAGCTAGCCAGGGGAACCGCATAGTACGAAGCCGCATCTTCGCCCGCTTATTGTGCGGTAACAAGCGGCAGAACTCGCGCAACTGGCCGACAGCTTCACCCCTTCTTCCTTCTCTGAGGAGGGACTCTGCAGCACATCTCAGTAGATTCGTAGCAGCGGGGTTGGCCTTGTAAGCTCGGATGAACAGGGCTGAAGATTTTGCATAATTGCCGAGACGAAAATCTTTCCTCGCCCAATCCTCGAGTCTGTGCCAGTCGGGACCTTGCGGAGCAGAGTTGCTTTCGGATTCCGGAACGGGTGCGATTCTCGACGCGGCATAGCTCGACCACGAGAAGGGCAGGGTTGTTTTAAGACGGCCCAACTCGATCGAATGCTCCTTCCATCGAAACTGCGTGATGGCGATATCCCTATACCCGTGCGATCGCCTCTCAGCGTGCTCACGCACATCGTCGACCGCTGAGAAGAATGAGTATTTTCGATATAGGAACCACGCAGCCAGTCGCTCAACTGTAGCGGTTTGAGGAGTCGGCACGTCGCCTGCCAGGAATGCAGTGATGCCGGCTGCTGCCGAGCTGGCGCGATGACCGATGCCCGACAGGTTATAGAAGGCATTGCCGAGCGTTACGGTCGGGGTTTGATGGAGCAGCGAAAGAAGGCCCACACCTGAGTTGTAGCAGAGGGTCAGATCCGCCACGTCCAGAAGGAAATGAACATTATCCGACCTATCGGCCACGATGAGGTTCGGCCGCGGTCTGATCGGATCTCGCTTGGACAGCGGATGCGGTTTCACAATGAAAATCATGTCCTGGTGACGGTCGACCAAGTCAGGAAGATTATCGACGAAGTCCGAATAGGACTGCTCGCCCTTGACGAACATGGTGACAGCCATGTCTTCTTCGAGCTGCAGCGGCACGAAGCAAATTTTCTTGTTGGCGTGCTTCAGCCCCAAATGCGTGGCCTCAGTCGCCTGGTAGCTATCCATGCTTTCGAGGGTTTGGTTGCCCCGCCTGAGATCCTGAATATAGATCGACGCACAGCTGAGTTCACTGGCGGTAAAGCTCGCGGCCTCGAACGCAGGTTGCTCGAACGCCTCAGAATTGTAGCAGACGTCTTCGTTATAGTAGATGCTCGCAGGCAGCGCGCCGCGCTCGATCACGATCAAGTCACGTCCAAGGTCGCGGGCCGTCACCATGAGGCTGCTGAACGCCGCCTGGCTGGTCATATACGGATTGAACACAGCGAGTGCGTCAACGTCACCGTCGACCAGTCCTTTTGCCGCGGCGGCAAGCGCCTCCTGGTCATCCGAGAATATCGGCAGGAGTTCGAATCCGGCGAGCCGAAGGGGTGAAAAATAGCCCCACGTTTCTCGGTTTTTGCAGATACAATATGCTCGACGTCGGCGCTCTAGGTGATCGACACCGAGCAATTCATGCGGCTTTTCGACGTATACCGACGTGGACTTTTGAAATTGCTCGCGCTTCCAATCGTTGTTCGTATACCAATCCGCCTTCCTATTCCTCTCGTGCCACAGATGGAAAACCTTGAAGCCAAGGGACTCCGTTGGCTGCGACATCAGCTCGAACAATCGGCGAAATCCCGCATAAGGTCTCGACGTGAAAAATTCCGGGCTTAAGGGGCCGTAGAGATCACTGGCCGGCGTCGTAGGCGTAGGGAGGTAGGTCGCATGCATCGACAGGCGAAGAAGGAATTCAAAATCTTCTGACCCGTGCCCTCGGAAATTTGTGTCATATCCGCCGACGAGCGAGAACATCGATCTGTGTATGAGAAACACGTTGGAATAGGGCGCTATGAAGGATTCTTCTGCACGGTCGAATTTCGAATAGTTGAGTTTCCAGCCAAGTGATCGGAGGTGCGACGACTTGGCGTCGTTGCTTTTCTTTTGGAAGAAACCGTCTGTGTCCGAACGCGAAAGGTGGTACGCGGGAATATTGAGCACGACGTCGATCGTGCGGCGCATGTCGAGAGCTGTAGCTGTTTCAGCAAGCCGCTCGAACATGTCGCGCTCTCCGAAAAAGTCGGGATCGCAGAAGAAAATGAACTCGGATTTTGAGTTCTCGAAGCCTATGTTCCGTGACATCGAGAGGGAGAAGACATCGAAGTCGGGAACAGGTACCAGCGTATAGCCGCGTCGGGTGCAGACGTCGGCAATCTTTGCCGAGAACTCCTCGTCAGATCCGAAATCAACAATAACGACGCGCGGGCAGGGATTGTAGTATTCGCCCATCAAATCGATGCGGTCGAGCAGCCATAAATTTTCGGCATGGATCCGAACGCTTAAAACCATCGTTATATCGCTGGCTGTCACGTCATCGCCCGGGAATATCGGAGAGCCTATTTCAACAGTTTCTGATGTTGAAAGGTTATGGATCGGCAAAGCTTCCATCAGCTCTTCCTTCCGCATTGATTGAAAAAAGTTTTATGACAGCCTCCGGCTTTTATCTACCCATACGAGAAAGGGCAACGGGAAACGTGTAAATTCCGCTTGCAAGTTTTCGACATTCGGTCTTGATGCGGACCACTAGGCGAACGGGGTTTTGCAGTTTATGGCGATGGAAACAGTCGAGCACTTCGGAATTAGTTTGGATATCGATCCGGCCTACATGTCGGAAAACATGATCGAGGTGTTACGGGCCAAGCGGTACGAAACGACCGAAGCGAAGCAGCTTCAGCGACTCATCCAGGCTAACGAAGTCGTGCTGGAGATCGGGGCCGGGATCGGATTCATTTCGGCGTTAATCACCAAGAACCCGCTGACGCGTAGGGTTGTTTCCTACGAGGCCAACCCTGCTCTGATCGATGGCATTTCCACCACCGTTCGAAGGAACACCGGAGATGACGCCGCAAAGTGGGAAATAAGAAACGCCGTCTTGATGACCGGCGATATTCCTGAAGCCATGGACTTCTACGTTCATCAGGATTTTTGGGCATCTTCTTTGACCCCAATTCCTGACGCGAAGGAAGTGGCGCGCGTGGCAGTGCAAAACTTCAACGCGGTGTTGGCCGAAATTCGACCCACTCTCATCGTCTGCGATATCGAGGGTGGGGAGATGGATCTGTTCAAGAACGCGGATCTAAGCGGCGTGAAAAAGGTCTACATGGAAATTCATCAACGCAAGGTTGGACGGAATGCCATACGGGAGCTGTTTGGCTATTTCCACGCTAGGGACTTCCATTACGATCAAGCTCACTCGGCCGGCGCCGTCGTGCTGTTTTCACACGTCGATCGCGACAAGCGGTAGATCGCCTATCGCAACGCCCTGCCTCTCCACAATCGCTCAAGACCCAAGCCCAAGAACAAGATCGCGATTGTGAACCAGACTATGTACGAAATTGAGATCAAATGCGTGGGGTAGGAGGGATAGAAGCCCGTTCTAAACAGCGAGACGAACTGCATCATTGGACTATAAACGAGAAAGCGCCTGAGTTGCGGAGGCATGTATTCTGGTATGAAGAACACTCCGCTGTAGAATATCTGGCAACGTGATATCGCCGACCAAAGGAACTTCCACAGTGGGAAGAGGGCGATGAAGTAAGCATTCAATAACCCGAATCCGAATGCCGTCAGAGTTAGGCAGGTGAGTGATATTATTATCGGTTCAAAATTATAGGGAATAGCGAACCGGGAGAGGCCGAAGATATTGATGCCGGCCAAAAAAGCAGCGAATAATAATATAAACGATATTACTTCAATGCCAGCCCTGGCAATCGCACAATCCAGCGGTTGAATGTAAGGTATTGTCATCAAATGAGTTGATGATGCAATTGCTCCCGCTGTTCTTATACTTATAGAACGAAAATAGAGTACGGGCGCAACCCCGGTTGTGAGGAAGATCAACAAGCTGTCACCGATGATCAGGTGTCGGCCCATGAACGTAAATATTATGAAATGAACGACAATATAAAACAGGGCTTCAAGCAGATCGAACAGGTGTGAGAACGCATGCTTGCTGTTCCGCAGGCGGATTTCTCGAATGAGAAGCGCGGTGATGACGCGACTTTGGCGCTGAAGTCCGATGCTTATAGTTTCCACGGATCAAATTCCACTAATTATCACTCAAATAACAATTCCGTCGTTTCTCAGCATGCCGCCGCAGGATCGGCAGTATCGAAGGGATCTCGGGTGTTTCTTGCCGCAAGCGATGCAGATTTTGCTGCGGTCAAATGCATCTTTTCTGAACAGCCGAACGGTCAATATAAAAAGCAAAACAATAAACGGCACCGCGGTTATCAATGAAAACACTATGGCGGCCCAGGAATCGGCATCAAGCATATAGGCCTCTCATCTGCGGGATCGCGTCCTAACGCTTAAACCGCATCCTTCTCAGACTTTCAAGGCGTTCTTCGGGCGCCTTTTCTAATTCTACCACCATAAAGGGAAAATCATGCAACTCATCCCCGACGTTCGCCGGGTGCTTTCGCGCGCTTGGTCGCTGCGGCTAATGGAGCTCGCCGCACTCGCCGACATCGTCATCAACGTTGTGCCGGCCACCGCCGATTACCTGCCGTGGTGGCTCACGCTCGCGCTGCTAGCCGGCGCGTGGGCGGCCCGTCTCGTGGCGCAACCTGAAAAGGAACAAGCCAATGCCAATCAATAAAATCCGGCCGAGCAAACGCGCGGCCGCTGCCATTGCTGCTGCGCTCGTGGCGGCCGCTGCCGGCGGATGGCACGCGGTAAGCGACACTTCCGCCACGGTCCACCCGCCGGCCGTCATCCTCGCGCAGAAGGCGCTGATCGAGACATGGGAAGGCGAGGTGCTGACGGCACATTGGGATCCGTACGCGAAGATCTACGACATCTGCTACGGCAAGACGCGCCTAAACGGCAAGCCAATCACCAAAGGCATGCACTTCACCAAACAGCAGTGCGCCGACTTCTTGGAAGACGACCTCTACAACGGCTATTACGTGCCGCTCACGAAGAAGGTGCCGGCGTACACCGGCTTCCCGGTCAGCGTTCAGGCATCGCAGCTTTCCGGCGCATATAACTTCGGCGTTGGCGGCATGGTCGGTTCAAAGGCCATGGATTTCGCCAAGCGCGGCCAGTGGCGCGCGGCGTGCGAGGCGCAGACCGCGTGGAACAAGGCCGGCGGCCACGTTGTGCCCGGCATCGTCAATCGCCGCGAGATGGGCGACGCGCAGCGCATCGGTGAAGCTGAGCTCTGCGTTTCTGGCCTGCCGGATGGAGGCGCGTTATGAGCATGTTAGCTACGCCCGGCGGCCGGTTTCTGGCTGGCCTACTCGTCGCGCTGCTGCTTTCGGTCGGCGCCTACGTCTACGGCGACCACCGTGGCTACGCGCGGGCGGCCACGACATATACGGCACAGATTGCGCAGCAACAGGCCGACCTTGCGACGGCCCGCGCGGCCGAGATCGAGCGACAGACCGCCGTGAACGACGCGGCCAAGGCTGCCGAAGCCAGAGGCATCGCAAAGATGCAGGCGGACAACCAATCCCTTCAAGATCAAATTCAGGAGCTGCAGCGTGAAGCTGATCAAGACCCTGGCGCTGATAAGCCTGCTCTTGGCTCTTCCAGCGTGCAGCGCGTCAACAAAATTCGCTAGTCCGCCGCCGGCCCCCATCTTGGCGAAGCCGGATTCTGCTCTCACAAAGGACTGCGATAAGCCGGTCGATATCGGCTCTTCTGACCTGCCGCAGGCCAAGTTGGAGAAGTTCTGGATGCGCGATCGGCAATCTCTGCTGACGTGCGGGCGTGGTAAAGCGGCCTTGCGCGACTTCTATGCTGACCGTGACGCGCGGCTTGTCGCTGTACCCACGCCGAGGCCGCAGCATGACTGAGCTTCTTCCGTACATTGCACCACTCGTCGGCTTGGCCGGCCTGATGCTTACCATCTGGTGGCGGGTCGAAGGCAAGATCGAATCGGCAGCCAAGCGCGCTGACGACGTCGACAAAGAACTCGCCGCCCACAAGCTTCATACCGCGGAAACCTACATCACCAAGGCCGGCCTCCGCGAGACCACAGACCAGATCATGAGCGCGATCGGCGGCGTGAAAGCCGCCGTCGAAAATATGACCCTCCGCGTTGATCGCATCGTCGAAAACCAATCCAAGGCGCAGCGCACCACGCGCGCCTCCTGACGGCCACCGGCCACCCCACCACCACAATTTAGGAGACTCCCATGGCCTTTCCGGCATTTCACGTCGTTTGCGGTTTCGCTGGCTCGCTCTTCGCTCGAGACAAGTCGCAGGCAATCCTTGGTAAAATCACATGGTCGGAAGCGCCGTCCACTGGCGTCGTGTCCACCAACGTAGCGCCGCAGGAAAACTCCGGTTCCGGCCAGCCGATCTTCCGCATTCGCGCAACGGCCGATTCCTGGGTTGCCGTCGGCCCGGCCCCCGACTCTAATAACGCCGGCAAGCGCATCCCCATCCCGGCGAACACCGACTATGACGTCTACGCCGAGCCGAACGACAAGTTCATGTGGCAGGCTGCCTAATGACGGGGCTTAAAACCAGCCTTAGGCGGGGGAGCGCACTGCGCACCCTTGCCGGTCTACGGGGTGGCTCCCCGTCGCAGGGTGGGGGTGGGTACGTGCCCACCGATCCCGACGCGATTGCCTATCTCGCGGCCATCTCGGCGCAGCATTCATCGAAGCAGAAACAGGCGATCGACACCTTCATCAAAGGCATGAAGGCAGCCAGCTTGTGGACACGTCTCGATCGCTTCCACCTTGCCGTGAAGGGCGCCCAGGCCGTTACGATCGACATGAAGTCGGCGCTGTCGAAGGCGACCGTCAATGGCACGATGACCTTTACGGACGGCATCGGTGCGAAGGGTGACGGATCGACGGGCTATATCGGCTCTGGCTTCATCCCCTCGACGGCTGGCGGAAACTTCCAGCGCGATAGTCACCTTATCGGCGGCTTCGTTGCTGATCCGAATGCTGTCGGCAACAATTTCCTTGTCGGCACTCTCAGCAGCTCCTTCGGGCCGCGCTTCCGCGTCTCCGCGACAAATTCCGGCCTGTTCGCTGCGAATGGCTATTCCGGCAATGGTCAGACGATGTTCGGCCCGAGTTTCTTGAAGTCCATACCGAATGTCGCCGACATCTCACGCACTGGGTCGACAGCGGTTTCTATTGCTTCAAACGGCGTACCCGGCACCCCTGACGCCACCGCCTCAACCGGTATCGACGCCCAAGAACTCTGGTTTATGCGCAACGGCAGCACCTATAACGGGGTGGAGACATTCGTCGCGGGCTGGATTGCGGGCGGCATGGTAGATGCCGATCGTGCCGTATTCCACGGCCTTGTGCGCGATCTGCTGATCGGAATGCAGAATTGGGTCTTTTGCTTCGGCGACAGCCTCACAGAATGCAAGGTGCCGGGTGGCTCGCAGATCGCTAACCCTTGGCCGTCTATCCTTCAGTCAGCACTTGGCATTCCGTTCTCTAATCAGGGGACAGCAGGCGAGCCGTCGTCAGCTGGCGGCGGCACCACAGGCATACGCCCGAGGCAGATAGCCGATCTTTTCGGCAACCATGCCGCCGAAGTCATATGGTCTGGCAAAAATAATGTCGCTGACCCAACGACCGTTCTTGCTGACGACGATCTGATGATCGCTCATCTTGCCACGAGCCGCTTCATCATGATTGGCATCACGCCCACGACCGGAAGCGATGCGTCTTCTGGCCAGACGAACTATGCTGCTCGAATGCAGATCAACAACGCCCGGCAGACCAAGTATGGCGCTCAGTACCTCGATTTATTGCCGGCGCTTCAGGCCGGAGGGGATGGCTCTGCCAATGACAATGCTGACATCGCGGCCGGGGCTATCCCGCGCTCACTAATGATCGACACCACACACCCTTTCGGCGTTCCCGCAAATTCAAGGGGCTTTACCGGCCCGCAGATCATCGCGGATGCCATTCGGACCAAGGGCGCGGCTCTCGGCTACTGGTAACTGCTCACCCCCACCCTTGGTTAGGGGGTGCGCCTCAGCAAGGGCCACAAGCAAATCCAGATCGAAAATCTGTTGCCGTGGGAACTATCGCGTCACGAAGTCCCTTGTGCGAAAGCAGCCACCAGGCATCAATTACCTAAATGTCGTTGTGTCTCGGAAGTCGCCGAGTTCAATATAACTCAATTGCAGGGCTCCTCCGCGTCCAAACCCCAGGAAGTAAAATCGAACCTTTTCGTCGAATTCCATAAAAGGATGCATACCTTCCTTCACTCGGTCTGCAGTGTTGGTCTTATACTGGACATGAGTATCTTGCATGCTCTGCTGCACTCGATCGTACGAGAGGTCAGCCTTTTCAGGCCTTTCAAACGAAATTTCCTTATTGATCCGCAAATTGCGTCCAGTTGTTTTTCTGAAAAGATGGAGTTGAACCAGATAAGACGAAACATTTTCGCCGTTAATTCGGAAAAAGATTTCAAGCGGGCCGTACCGCAAAGTGCCATCAAACATGTCGTCGTAACGAAAGTCGAGGTGGCTGGGCTGACCCAAGATACGCAGAGTTTCACTGAAAGTTTGGCCCACACGTGCCGGGCCGATTTTCGCTTGAGCTGCAATTTCCATGAGGTTCGTCAACTCGGGCCGCTCCTGTTTTACTTCAGGTATACCCACACCCGAAGTACGGGTGCCAGTGGCAGGGGTCGAACCCGCACCCCAGCATTGACGCTTGGGATCGCTGTAGCGATACGTTACCATTCCGTCACGCTGGCGGATTGTTGATAGCTCAAGATAATTGGGCCGGCAATCGCCGGCAGCCCACCCACACCCGAAGGATAAATGTAAGCGGCCGGTCAGGCATTTGACGGTCGACGTTTCCCGGTGATAGCCATTGAAGATATGGGAACTGGCATCCAAGGCGCATGATACCGTGGGAACGAGTTTTGTAACATTAGGGCGAGACCGTTCGGGGATTGCAACTTCGACAGATAATATGGTCGGGTTTTGGGCAAACGATTCCTTGTTAGAACTGTGGTTGCGGCTACTGGCACTTCACATTGATGAACCATCCAGCGCGAGTGACTACCGTCACAGAATTAGGACACAGTGGCTCCTGGCTTCAAAGTACAATTTCGTGGGGGCCGTGCCCCATGCTCTTGAAGAATTCACGGCAACAACCGAAGGGTTCGACATCGTCAGGAAAGCTGTCAACTCACTTTCTAGGGTGATCGGCCAATTGGATCAACCAATTCAGCACCAGACCCTAAATCTCATG